ACCATCGAGTACACCTTCCTTCGCGGACTTGAATGCCAAGTCAAGTGCGAGGACGAAATCCTCGTAGGAGATTATCTTTTCACGGCCGCTCCCATCGGAGATAGCTGGAGCCGACAACCGGACCAAGCTAAGGAGTTCATGTTCATCCGAACCGAAGGAGATCGACTTACCGTCCAGCCAACGAACAAGATTATCTTCGTCGAGAAATCATTCACATCGACCGCATGGCCTACCGGACTCCATACTTCGGACAAGATCTATACTTGCGAGTGACCGCCAAACAGACATGAAACAACGATGGGCTCGCATCAGCGATAAAACCAAGCAGGCCATCCTCAAAGCCCACCACTCCTACTCATGCACGGAACTAGCCAAGATCCACAACATCGCACCATCCAGCGTATGGAAGATTCGCAAGAACTCCAAAATACCACCCAAATGAGAACCCCACTCTCAGAATCCATCCCACTCGTCACCGACCTCCGATCAGCCGGTGCCACCTATGACCAGATCGCCAAACAACTCGGCGTCTCACGCCAACGCGCCCACCAAATCCACAACACCGCAATCAAGCGCGAACAAATCAAGTCCGCTTGGTACTACGGACTCTCCACCCGAAACATCTCCCTCATCAAATCCATGGACATCCATTCCAAGTCCGAACTCGTCAAAGCCCTCACCTCACAGAGGATCCCGCCCGGCGGTGGCTTGCCCAACTTCGGGGTCAAATCCTACCACGACCTATGCACCTGGGCAGGGGTCAAGGTCATCGTCCTACGCAAATGACAGCATCCTCAACCAAAGATTTGGTCAACGCCCTCAACATCATCGCCTCACAAATCAATTCACCCGATGGAATCCCAGAAACCGCACTCGCAGAAACAGCCATCCGTCTCATGGACTTGGTCCGCCTCACAGGCAGGCTCTCCAACCATATCCTCGCGAACCCTGTCCATCACCCTGACTGTAACGTCCACTCAAAAGGTACCTACTGCTCATGTATACTTTCGCAGATCCAATCCATACCACCATCAGACACAACGTGAGATCAAATAACAAAAAACGCATCATATACAAGAAACCCGGACCCATGAGCATGGAGGAGAAAACAATAGCCTCGTTCGACTATCTCCGCCTCCGCAAGGACGCCTACTCGATTGTGGCCAACGCGGTGAAAAACGGATGGCTTTCCTATCCTAGAGCAGAGCAAAATCGAAGACTCCTATGGAACCAACGCACCGACACCGATTCTTTCCTCATGTCACCGTAACCCTCATCGGTGATGCCGAGATGCGCATCGGAGAAATGAAACGAAACGTCCTCATCTATCAGCGCGGCGACAAACGATTCGTCCGCGCCCGCGAAGAGTTCGATTCCTTGTTCAAACCCATGAAGAAGTAGTCCACCAGCCCCATGAATCCCTATCAACGAGCCGCACTTTGGATCTCCAAGGTGCCCCCCGCCATCTCCGGATCCGGCGGCCATAACCAAACCTACACCGCTGCCGTTGGCCTCGTCCACGGCTTCGGCCTCGCCCAAGGAGACGCCTTCAACCTCCTCTCAGCCTGGAACTCTACCTGCCTCCCACCTTGGACCGAGTCCGAACTCCGTCACAAGCTGGCCGACGCAGCCACCAAACCCCACGACAAACCAGCAGGCCACCTCCTCCATGCATCCTCCAGCCTTCCGCATGGAGACCTCACACGGGTCAAGTTCAGCAAGCCAACATCCTCACCACCTCCACCGCCACCAGGTACCCCCATCCCAACCGACAGCGAGTTCAAGCGATTCCTCACCGCAGCCTTCGCCCAGGGCGAGACCGTCTGCATCTGCGAACAGGTCGAGGAGGACAGACCCGCCACCAGCGGTTCCTTCCTCCCAGTCGAGGAATGGATCCGCCGCTTCGATTCCCCAGATTCCCTCCTCCTCAAACCGGACCGCGAGGCAGGTGTCTTTGTCCGGATAAACCCCTTCCGGCCCAACCTCTACAGCGGCAGCGACAACGACGTTGCCGCCTACCGCCATGTCCTCGTCGAGTTCGACGACAAGCCCAAGGCCGAACAGGAGAAACTCCTCCGCGACTCCGGTCTCCCCATCTCCGTACTCATCGATTCCGGCGGCAAATCCATCCATGGCTGGGTCCGAGTGGATGCCGCCGACCGCAAGGAATGGGACGCCCGCCGCGACGAAATCTACCGGGCCATCCCGGGCGTCGATCCAAAGAACAAGAACCCCTCGCGGTTCTCCCGCCTCCCGGGCGCTTGGCGCGGCGAGCAGCAGCAGAAACTGTTGGCCACCACCATCGGCGCTTCCTCATGGGAGGACTACCTCACCGCCCGCGAAACCGACGAGGACCAAGCCACCATCGTCACGGTCAAAGACCTCCTGCTCTTCGACCCAGCCAACGATCCGGACAACCTCATCGGCAACCGTTGGATCACTCGCGGTTCCTCGATGATCATCAGCGGCGGTACCGGCATCGGGAAGTCCTCGCTCATCATGCAGATCATCATCCGCTGGTGCTTGGGTCTCGACTTCTTCGGCATCACGCCGGTCAAGCCGCTCAAGATCGGTGTCATCCAAGCGGAGAACGACAAGGGCGACCTCGCAGAAGCCTTTCGGGGCGTTACCCACAGACGCTTCAGCATCGAGCAAATGAACACGCTCCATAAGAACCTAGAGTTCCGAACCGAGACCGTCCGCACCGGCGAAGCCTTCCTCGCCTACGCTCGCCGTTTCATCCACAGATCCAAGCTGGACCTCATCGTCGCCGATCCGCTCTTCTCCTACTTCGGCGGCGATCTCAGCGACCAGTCCGAGGTCAGCGTCTTCCTCCGCAACAGGCTCCAGCCCATCCTCCACGAAACCAAGGTCGCTTGGATCTGGATGCACCATGTCGCCAAACCCCAGCGCAAGGAGTCCGGTGCCGAACCACTCACCACCATGGAACTGGCCCACTCAGGATTCGGTTCCTCCGAACTCGCCAACTGGGCACGGGAGATCGCCGTCCTCCATGAGGTAGGCCAGTACAAGCCACGACGCTTCCAGCTCGCCTTCTGCAAGCGCGGAGGCCGGAATGGACTCGACTCCCCAATCCTCAACCTCCAGCACTCAGCATCCGGTATCCAATGGGAACAGTCCAACCCGCTCGCGTTCACGGGGGCGGAGCTGAAGAAGGAGAGGACACCCCCTCGCGCTCGTCGAGGGCGGCCCGCATAGCACGGAACCATTCGTTCGGATCCACAGCAGCAGCCTTTTCCTTCACAGGGATCGGCTGCTGCTCCGCTTCAGGGACAGGGGATTCCTCCTGCTCATCCTGCTCATCCACCTTCTCGCGCTTGGCCGAACGCTTCCGCTCAAGCAGGCCAATCTCCTTCTCATGCCTCCGCACCGTCGTCTTCAGATACGCAAGCTCACGCTTCAACTCGTTGATCGTCCGGGTCAGCAGCGCAACCTTGTCCCCATCCTCAGGCGGCACCCAATCACACCCACGCCATTGCCTATGCACCATGTCATAGGTCAGCACCATGGACTTCTTGTTCCGCATGCTGTTGAACGCACGAATCGCCCGGGCCAGATCACATCGAAGGTTCTCTCGGATATACCTCAAGACCTCGGACCGATCCGGATCGGCATCGTGGCGCTGCGGGGGCATCAGCCGGAACATCGACCGAAGCGTGGAACCATTCTCCAGATAACTCATAGCAGGAACAGAATGCGTCTTGCGCGGACACACCGCAAGCAAAAGGATAATAAATTTGCTACCCCTTACCACTAGATTATCATGGGCCCTGCTCTACTCCCTAGAGGGAGCTAAATCTCCCTCTTCTAGGGAGATGAAAAACTGCTCGCCGCTTCGCTCTTTGGGGCTCTTACGGCCCCGGCGAGCGGCGGCAGTTTTTCTGGACCCTCTGGTGGAAGTATCAGGTAGTGGGTAGTGGGTAGGGAGCAGGGATGCCCCGCCGTGGAGCAGAAAGGGGTCTAGGAGGCGTTTTGATTGGGGGATGGAGTGTGGAGACCGGAACGGGGGGTCGGGCCGCTGGGAAGGGATAGATCCCGCAACAGGTCCGGCTCCACCAGAACCACATGATAGTCCACCACATGACGCAGATACGCGCCCCAACTGCGAAACCCCAACTCATTGGCCCGCTTCTGTAGTAGTACAAGAACCCGGTAATCCAATTGGAAACTCGTTGTCACTAAATCGGGACTCATAGAAAACGATGCATCAGAGTGCGGAAAGCTAGGGCTGCGGTTTGGGGGACGACCCATGCTCCCATATTCGTTGAGGTTGGGGGGTGATTGGCCTACTCCTCCACAAGAAAGAAATCCTCCTCCCGCTCGCTCATCGTCACCCCATCCGCCCAAGTCAACCCAGTCATCGATCCATTGTAGTCGAACCGGATCAGGAACTGCCCAATCTTCGGCGCATAAATCACCCGATACCCCTCGCTCTTCCAATGCACCACCCTCCCAGCCAACACCGCCTCCTTGATCTCAGATAGCTTCATAATTCCTTTCTCAGCACCGCACCATGCGGCGACACCAACATCCCTACACCACCGCACCATGCTTGTCAAGCACCTAGTCGGGACGCCGCTTGGCAAACCGGTCCACCGCACCACGATTTCAGGATTCCGAATTCCGAATTCCCATATGCAATATGGGCGAACCAAGGACAGGGGGAGTGGCCCGCTCGAATCGGAACAAGCAGGAAAAGTTCCAGGCGTCGGACATTCGATGCCCGAGGGTAGGGGGGGGATCGGAGCGGGACGGGACAGGGGGGATGTTCCCGAAATGCATTTCGGGAACATACGAAAGCGTATTCGGACCCCGGATCCGGCCAAAGAAAAGGCCCGCAGGGGATTCCTGCGGGCTTGGATTGAAAGGGGGAACCTCAGCGCCTAGCGTTAGCGAGAGCCGAGAGAATAAGGCACAAGGCAAATATCAGGCAAAGGGCAACGTAACCCAGGAAGCGGGCGATGGCCTTCACGAGAGTCCTCCAGGTAAAGGCGAGGTTGTTACCAAGCCACGATTCACCGGCTCCCAGTCCGGAAAACCATCGGACCGGACCGGCTCCCATGCCTTCCGGCGCTCGCCTCCGGTTCCCATGCTCCGGGACCATAGCTCATCCCGGACCCGGTCACCGAAACCGGACCACTCCCGAATCTCCACTAGCCGCGCCTTCCGGGCCGATACGTTGAACGTCACCCGGGTCCGGGATCGCATGGCCATTGGCCGGGTAATTCCCGGACCGGCGATAGCCTCAATATCCCCCGACTCCGTTGACCATAAATGGACGCCGGAATCCGTTGACGCATAGCTTAGCTTACCCTGCCCGCATTTGGCGACCATGAGCCGCCCCTTGGCCGGTTCCAGGATTCCGAAAACCCCATACCCGGACCAGTTGGCCGACGTTTCGGACCATGGATCCCGGAGCGGCCGGAACCAACGGAGAAATGCTTCGGAATCGCACCCACCAGGAGCCTCAGGCTCCGAGCCTTTGCCAATCCAGGAGAGGACTCCGTTGTGGGCCAGCGTCAGGCCCTTGTAGTGGAATGGGTGAACATTCTCCAACGTTACCCTACTGGTCGCCGTCCGGCCATGAATCACAAGCGCCGTCACCGTAGCGGGCATTGACCCGGACTCTACCCGGACACAATCAACGAACCCGGGCAGTTCGACGCCATGGCCCGGATACTGTCCCGGGACTAGGTACCGGCCGACGGCCGTGTTGGACGCTCCGTAGGCAACGAATCCGAAACCGTCCTTTTGACTGCGGCCGAAGACGCTGGCCGCTTTCGCGATCATGGACAAGGCCCGGGCACGGGGGATAGCGCCGGCCGAGATAAAGAGTTTACACACGTTAGTTTCCTCCCTCTTCGTTGGTTTCAACGGCACTCCGGACCCTATCGTCAACGGGACCAAGGTCACCGTAAAGGCGCTCACGCCTCAGGACGCACCAACTGGCCAGCCAACGTGGCAGCACGGCCAGCAATTGATCCCACGAGCGGGGGACACTATTGTCCCTGATCGACACCCAGCGGACTAAATATTGGCAAAGCAACGCCCAAGATTCGATCTTGGTCACGTTCACGCTGCCTCCTTGGCACCTAAATTCGATGGTTCCATGCTCCGAATAAGAGTCCCAATTGATGGCCGCATAGCGGTTCCCGGCCGAATCGGCCCGGTAGCCGTCCGATCCGCGACGGTTATTTCTCCAGCGACAATACGTTGAGCGCCGGCGCGAGGGCGGGCAAAGTTGCTTTAGCAGAGGATACAGGCTCACCAGCCTATCGTAGGTTTCACCAGCATCGCATTGGGGATCGCCAACGGATCCCATCCCGGGAGCCGGAAGGTGGCGAACGTCAACGTGAACGTGCAGGCCGCAACGGGTATCTACTGTCGCGCCCGACAATAGCGGGGCCAGGCCAAGGATGCCATTCAAACGGCCGTTGCTACCGGCCCAGGTCAGCCTCCGGATTTCCATGCCGCCGGACCTCAGGCTACCGTCGCCTGTTGCGTTGGTGAGGCCCCGTGAACCTTCCAGCGCCGTGATTTGCTGGAACCGATCCGGACCAGGATAATGTTCTATTTCGACGCCTAAAAGCGTTCCCTTGGGCATGCGATCCTTCGCTTGCCGGATCGCCGACGGTTTCACCGGCTGGCCGCCGGTTCGAGATCGGGCGGACCGAAAATCGCGGACCCAACGGGATGGATGCGAAACGGATTGGTAT